TAATACATTTGTTGAGAACATAAAAAACAATACTGGTAACGATGGCTACATTCATCCTCAGTTTATGCAATGTGTTACAGCTACAGGTAGGCTATCATCTCGCAATCCAAACTTTCAAAATATGCCTAGAAGTGGTACATTTCCAGTAAGAGAGGCCATTGTTAGTAGATTTGATGGTGGTAAGATATTAGAAGGAGATTACAGTCAGCTAGAGTTTAGAGTAGCTGGTTTTTTATCTCAAGACAAGCAAGTGTTAAAAGACGTACAAGATAAGGTAGATGTTCATTCTTACACCGCAAAAATAATTGGTGTTAGCAGACAAGATGCTAAAGCACACACATTTAAACCTTTGTATGGTGGTGTTACAGGAACACCCAACGAGAAGAAGTATTACAAAGCTTTTCTTGAAAAATACAAGGGCATAGCAGATTGGCATGAAAAATTAGGTGTTGAGGCATTGACAAAGAAAAGAATTACATTACCTTCTGGTAGACAATATCTTTTTCCTAATGTTAGACGTTTTCCTAGTGGGGGTTTTTCTAATGGTACACAGATAAAAAACTATCCAGTACAAGGGTTTGCGACAGCAGATTTACTACCTGTTGCATTAATATCACTACACAACGAAATAAAAAAATCAAACATAAAGAGCTTGATTTGTAATACAGTACATGATAGTATCGTCATGGATGTGCATCCTCAAGAAGAGGATATCGCAATAGAACTTATGGAAAATGCCATGCTTGGTATACGAGAGGAGTGTAAGAACAGGTATGGAATAGATTATAATATGCCAATCGGAATAGAGTTAAAAATTGGTGATGATTGGTCTAACCTAGAAACTGTCAGAACAAAGGAGCTAATATGCTAATGGCAGAACAAGAAAAACCATCTGTAACAGATTTAGTTACAGCAGAGAAGATAGATACCAATGCTTTGATGGCCTTGATAGGCCAAAAAGATTTATCTGTTGATAGTGGTAGCGAGAAGAGGTATTTACCTCGTTTGGCTATAGAACATAATACCGAAGATGAAGAAGGTAATACTTTACCTCGTGGACAATGGCGAGTTCAAAATGCACTAGGTAAAAATATACACATGAAAGAAATTGTGTTTAGACCTTTTCTTAGAAGATATATGTACAGTGTATGGGATCAAAATGAACAGAATTATTCATCTATGACCATACAAGCTGGGTCTTTCGGAGATACATTTTTGGATAGTGCTGGTGGGTTGAAGTGTGGTAAGTTAAGTGCAAAAGACTTAGAGGCTCTTGCCCATGACGACCCAGCAAGAACACTTCAAGCTGGTATTAAATGTTCGCAAGTAATCTATGGAACCGTTGACGTAGAAGGTGAAGCTATTCCTCATGTATGGTATGCAAGAGGAACAAACTTTATGCCTGTTAGTGATTGGATTAAAACATTAGAAAAACAGGGTAAGCTACTATTCAACACACGAGCTAACTTAACTACTGTGCGACAGAAAGCTGGTGGTTCTATATTTTATAAAGCTGGTATTGAAATCAAGGATTATGTTGAATTTAGTCCTAAGATGGATGTACCGATCCTTGAGAGTTTCATGGATATTGTTAATATTCACAATACAGAGATAGAAAATAAGTATCGTGAAAAAAGGCAAGACTTTGAAGATGTAGAGGTTGTCGATGAGCTAGATGAATAATCTCATCAAAGAGTATGTACAACTGTACTTACAGAAAGTAGTTTCAGGGGATGCCTATATTTCCCCTGATTCTATTTCTTTCTTTAAGGATGAGTGTGCAAAAGCAATAGAAAAACAATTTATACCCAAAGAAAAAGACTGGTCTATGCGTATGTCTGGTCTGGGTAAGCCAGTATGCCAACAACAGCTAGAGAGAGATGGTGTTGATGTACAAGGTAGTTTAGAGTATAACTCTGTTAATAGATTTTTATTTGGTGATATTCTTGAAACATTGTTATATTTAGAATTAGTAGAAGCTGGTGTAAATGTAGAAGCGTATCAAAAACCAGTAACATTGGAGATTGAAGGTGTAACTTTAAAAGGCACACTTGATATTATTATTGATGGTAAAGTATGGGATATTAAAACAGCAAGTCCTTATGCTTATACCAGTAAGTTTACAAGTTATAATCGTGTAAAAGAAAATGACCCTTTTGGGTATGTAGTACAAGGATTTTTATATGCAGAAGCTGTAGGCAAACCTTTTGGTGGTTGGATAGCTATCAACAAATCGTCTGGAGAAATACAAATATGTCCTACACCAAACGTACAGGACCAAGAAAGAGAAGAGGCTTTATCTTGGGCTAGACACAATATTAATATATTAAAAGACAAAACTGTTCCTATACAAAAGTTAGATGAAGTCTTAGAAGTTTATAAAGGAACACCAACAGGTAATAAAGTTTTAAACACCACCTGTAGTTTTTGTAAATTTAAAACACATTGTTTTCCCAAAGCAGAATTACACCATAAGGTCGCATCGGCTGCAAAAAATCCCCCTTTAGTTTGGTATTCAAAATTAAAGAAAAAGGAGCTATGATGTCTATACTTGTTTTAAATAAAATTAAAAATGATGATGTATACAATAACTTTAATTGTTATTTTGTTTACGGTGAGAATGAAAAGAAAGAAGGTGGAGATGCTTTTAAAAGGCGACAAAAAAATTGTTTACCTCTTACAATTAGAAAAACAGCATCACAAGATGTTTCAGGCTATTGGGATGACTCTACCTATAGCTATAATGTAGATAGATTTACAGAGGATGCTAAAGTTATCATAGGTGTGCTTAATGCTGGTGGCATTGTAGTTATAGAAAATAATTTTTTAAATGATGAAAATAACAGCCCTATGAAAACTCATGGTCAAAGAACTTTGATGTTTTTAAATGCCTCAATAAAATCATTAATAGAAGAACACAAACCAAAGTATGTATTAGTAGAAAGATTATAAATGCCTAGAAGAGTAATACCAGCTAGAAGAGTGGCTGGTACAAAGTATCGTAGTAATTTTGAAGTAGATTTTGCATCAGATTTAATTAAAAGAGGACTAGAGTTTAGCTATGAACCCGATAATTATACTTATATTCCAAAGCCTACTGTTTATACTCCTGATTTCTATATACCAGAATATAACTTTTATGTAGAAACAAAGGGATTTTTTATGTCTGAGGACAGAACAAAACATTTGACATTTAGAGAACAACATCCTAATATAGATATTCGTTTCGTGTTCTCTAATTCTAAAAACAAATTACGTAAAGGAGCTAAAACTACTTATGGGGAGTGGTGTGACCGTAATGGTTTTTTGTATAGTGATAGAGTTATTGATGAAAACTGGTTGAAAAAGGAAAAATAAATGCCAAAAAAAATAGATGCAACATGGAAAAGCCCAATAGGGCAAAAACAAATTGAAATGTGGAAAAAAGAAAACATTGGAAAACCTGTAGACACTAGAAACAATTATGAAAAACTTATGGATGAAAAAGCTGGTATTAAAACTTTTAATGATGCTGTAAATAATCCGCCTCACTATCAAAAAGGTGGCATGGAAACCATAGATATTATGGAAAACCTATTACCAGTAGATGAATTTATAGGTTATTTAAAAGGTTGTATTATAAAATATATTAGTAGATATGAACACAAAGAAAAACCTTTAGAAGATTTAGCAAAAGCAGAGTGGTATGTAAAAAAACTTAAAGACATAAGAACAAAACACGATGCTTACATAACTTTAGAAAAGCATCTACCATGATGCCTAAGTATAGAACAATGCAAGATGCTGTAGCACAGTTTCAAAAAGCCTTTAAAAGACCTACAAATTTAGATTTTTCTCTTGTAAAACATGACGATAAAATAGCAGAGGTATTTGACCTTCGACAAAAACTAATCTATGAAGAGTGTGTCGAGTTAATACAAGCTATGGGAGAGGGAAAAGAAACAGAAATAAAAAAAGAAGCTGCTGACTTACTGTATGTGTTAGCAGGTTTGTTTGTAGATTTTGGTTGGGATATGCAAGTGATATTTAATCGAGTACACCAATCAAATATGTCAAAACTTGACGAAAATGGAAAACCTATCTTTCGTGAAGATGGAAAAGTATTAAAATCTAACCGCTATAAAGAAGCAGATTTAAGAGGAGTCTAATGAAAAAATTACCAACCGCATATCAAGAATACATACACACATCTCGTTACTCAAGATGGCTTGACAATGAAAACCGCAGAGAAACATGGGAAGAAACTGTAGGTCGTTATTTTGCTTATATGCAATCAAGGGAAAAAAATGGCAATATTTTTGATAACACTACTTTGCAACAATTAGAAAAGGCTGTTCTTAATCTTGATATTATGCCTTCTATGCGTTTGCTAATGACATCAGGCAAAGCTGTAGAAAAATGTAATGTTGCCGCTTATAATTGTAGTTATGTTCCTATAGATAGCACAA